CGGCTGACGACAGTGGCACCGCGACGGCTGGCGACAGTGGCACCGCGACGGCTGGCTACAATGGCACCGCGACGGCTGGCGACAGTGGCACCGCGACGGCTGGCGACAGAGGCACCGCGACGGCTGGCTACAATGGCACCGCGACGGCTGGCGACAGTGGCACCGCGACGGCTGGCGACAGAGGCACGATCTGCATCAAGTGGCACGACTACACCAAAGAGCGCTATCGCACCGAAGTCGCTTATGTCGGTGAGGGCGGCATCAGGGCAAACACGCCGTACCGCTTGGACGACAACCACAAGTTTGTCGAGGTCGCGAAATGACTGACAACATCATCCGTTGGCCCATCGCGCGCCGTCTCGCCGAGAAACATTGGGGAAAGTCAGCCGGTAACTATGTCCGCGACCTACAGCGCGCAAAGCCATGCAGTGAGGCAATGGCGCTGAACGTCACCAAGCACAAGTTTGACAGGGCGAGCCAGGGAAGGCCGTTTTCACCGAGCGCAGCATGAACAAGTCCGCCCTACTTCTCGACCGCGCCATAGGTCGCCGACTGGTCCGCACTGGTGGCCATTCGCTGATTCAGCGGGCTACGAAGCGCATGGATTCCGTAACCGTTCCGACTGCGGACGAACGCCGAGCGGCTTGGGCTGCGCGGTATTACGCACTCGGGATGCATCGTTGTATGAACCGAATTCACGAAGGGGGTTAACCGTGATCCAAGCACGGAGCGAAAGACATGGCGGACGGGTTGTTTCTGCGCGAGGTAACCGTCACTTCATCAGCTTGCTCGCGCTCGCTACTCCCACTGCGGGAAGGGGTAACCACTACGTAGCGTGAAGTCTGCGTAACCAGGAAACCACCATGGCACCGGGCAGACGGTGCAATGAATTCAAACTTTGGAGTAGACCATGAATGCTGTCGCACTAGCATCAAACGGCAAAACTCACTACCGCAAGGCTTTCGACTCGCCGTATCTGAGCAGCGCCGACATAACCGAGCCGACCGTGCTAACGGTCGTGCGCGTCACGCTTGAAAAGGACAAGACGAAGAAAACGCAGGATTTCTTCAATACCGCGTATTTCGGCGAGAAGGAATTGCGCCCCGGCGAAACGCTCAAGCCGATGATCCTGAACGCCACGAATAGCAAGATGATGGCGGCGATCTGCGCGTCGAAGTTCATTGACGACTGGCGCAACGTGCCAATCACGGTCTACGTCGATTCGGGCGTGCGCTTCGGTAAGGAAACCGTGGATGGGCTGCGGATCAAGATGGCGCCGACTCGTCAGGCCATTACGCCAGCCAACACGAAGATGTGGGAGCGCGCCAAGGCGGCATTCAAGCGCGATGGCAACTTGGAAAGAGTTTTGGAGCGCGCCGACATGAGCCGCGAGCACCAGGAACAGCTTATGTCCGAGTGTGCAGAATGATTTTCCACAACGTGGAACAGAACACGGATGCTTGGCACGAACTTCGGCTTGGCAAGGTCACGGCGTCCAACTTCGGCAAGATCATGGCGAATGCAACCGGTCCGTTTGGTGAGCCTGCGAAACGGTATGCGCTGCAACTTGCCCTAGAGCGTGCGACGGGCCGCAAGGCGGCGCACAGCTTCAAGAATGACGATATGGAGCGTGGCAACGAACAGGAGCCGGTTGCGCGGATGCTGTACGAGGAAGTGTTTTTCGTCAGTGTGGACAACGGTGGCTTTTTCGATTGCGGCGACTACGGCGATTCGCCCGATGGCCTGATCGGCGACGATGGCGTTATCGAAATCAAGTCTGTCATTGCAACCACCCATGACGACACGATGCGGCGCGGCGGATTCGATCCGGCCTATCGCTGGCAGATCGTCGGACACCTTGATTGCGCGGAACGTCAGTACGTGGATTTCATCAGTTATTGCGAGGACTTCCCCGACGAACTGCAACTGCTGGTGTATCGCGTCACGCGCGACGAAATGGCCGGCCAGATCGAACAACTTCGGGAGCGGCGCGAATTGTTCATTCGCTCGCTGCTTGAACCAACTTACCAACGCATCATGAACGGGAGAAGCGCAGCATGAGTTATGACAACACCAACAGCGGTTTCATCGGCAAGAACAGCCGCAAGACCGAGGAAAAGCACCCCGACATTACGGGATCGGTCAACGTCGATGGCCGCGAGTATTGGATTAGCGGGTGGAAAAATGCAAAGGGCTACGGCCTGAAGATCAAGCCGAAGGACGCCGCGCAGCAGAGCCAGCAATCACGGTCTGCATCTGCGCCGCAAAACGATCCGTTTGACGACGACTTGCCGCCGTTCTAACCCAATCCCAAACCACGCCGGGCCAGTTCATCGGCTCGGCGAAAGGAGAATATATGACCGTTGAAAACGAGCACGAAAGGGAAATTGCGGTTCGTGAGGCCGAAAGCTATGACTATGAGCGCTCGTATTTCGGCGCTCGCCCCGCTCTCGCTAGCGAAGTCGGGCATCGCATTTTCCGAGCTGGGTTTGAGCGCGGATGGAATGCTGCTAGACCGGAATTTCCGTTCGGATTGACTGATACGCAGATCGAAGAATTGTTTGACAAACTCGGAGGCGTTAGCGAGTTCTGCAAAACATTCGGAATTCTTCAATTCGCGCGAGCGATTGAACGTGCGCACGGCATTGAGAAATCGCCATGACCCAATATGCCCTGCTCAAGGCGAGAGAGGTGCTGGACCTAGCGGATTCGTGGGTTACCTCATCTCCGCATGGTGAGAACTGCTATCTGTCAGATCACTATGACGGTGATCCAGGTAGTGGCTGCAATTGCGGCAAAGAAGGAGTGCTGCAGAATATTGACGATTCTCTCGCCGACCTCGAACGCGCCATCGCGGAGGATGGGTGGAGGCCGATTGAATTAGCGCCGTTCGACGGAACAGAAATTTGGGCGTTCAACGGCGAACAGGCGCGAATGAAATTTGTTCATGGCGATTGTTACGCCTTGTGGATTTGGGCTGACGAGGTATTGGCAGATGTCGATCCGGCTCCCGAACAACCAACCTATTTCCGCCATCTCCCGGCCCCACCCATCGCCACCGAGAACGCATCGCAGGAGGTGGGCTAATGCACTTTGACACTCGAAATCGTTGCGCAAAATGCAATCGGATAATTCGTGGAGAAATTCGTTTGCGCAACTGGCTGCACTATCAGCCGTATTGCTCATATCACTGCCAGGAAACTGCGCGTATGAATCGCGCCATGGCGGCATTACCGAATATCAGGCAGAACACATCGCCGACTGGTGTGGAGGAAACACCCATGACCGACCTTTCCCCCTTCCCGCCCGAGGTCCGCGAACTGCTGATCGACTGCCGCGATTGGATTCGTGGGTTCTATGGCGACAAGCCGATGGAACTTTTATCGCGTCTCGACGCCGCCCTCGCCGCCCAACACACCGCAGCGGATGAGGTGCAGGAGCCGGTAGCGTGGCTAGGCTTGAAAGGCGATCGCTACGGAACGACGTGGTTTGAAGTATGCGATCCCGAAGACCATGGAGCATTCAAGGTCTACACCCACCCACCGCACCCCCAAGTAAACGAAACGCCCGCATCGTTAACTAGCGACCAGGCTAAGGAAAGGATCGAGCCGCAGCAACAAGCGCGGGTGACGGACGAGCAGCTATTGATCGACTGCCGCGAAGTAATTTCTCGGATTTATCCAAAGGCCGTCTTGATCGAGCGTATCGATGAGGCCATGAAACAAGGCGAAGTCGTTGTCACCACTACATCAGACGGACGCTGCGTTGCAGTGACCCGCCAAGACGACGACCACCGAATCCTAAGTGTGATTTGGGAAGCGAAGCCAAAGGCGCAGATCGTTGAAGAAATGGCGCGGCGGTTCCTTGGCTGGCGAATTCCAGACTCATTCAGCCCAGATTGCTACGTCATGTTCGACCGAGAGCGTGCCAAGGCAAACAACTCGTGGCCTATCGGGACGAATATTTTCTCGCTCGATGAAGCGATGAATATGGTCAATTACTTGCTCGACGAAGCCGATCAGCTTGCGGGAGGTGGGAAGTGAAGATCACGCGAGAGATTGAACAAGCTTGGATCAATGCGTACATGAAGGCGGCGGATGCGCATTGTGCAACCGACGTAAGGTTTTCAATGCCGATGTTCGGCCCGGTCGCCAAAGCGTTGGAAGCCATCGCCCCGATGCTCGCCTCGCAGGGGGAAGACGAAGCGCGAAGTTTGCTTGCCTGGGCGAGTGAGGTTTGCCTTGAGGTTGTGAAGCAAGGCGATCATGCGGCTCATAACGCGGCGAACCTGAAGAACCGGATCGACTCGTTCCTGCAAAGACTTGCCGCGCAGCCCGTGGCGCAGCCGAACGACGCACACGCCGCGCTGATGAAGATATCGAAGGCAATGGGCAATCCATGCATTGAGATTCGCGACGATCAGACGATGGAGGATGCGCTTGCCGAGTACACGATTGCGATCCTGCGGCTGTATTACGACGCGCTACGTGTACAAGCCGAAAAGCCCGTGGCGACGGGCGTTCCTGAGGGGTGGATCGCAGTTCCCGATCTTTACGCGATGGTCACTGCAGATCATCCGCAAACGTGCCTGAATCCTGACAAGGTTTTCGAGGTCGCCGAGGTCAAGCGAGACAGTCTCGGATGGTGTGTGCGAGGCGAGAACACTTGCTGGTTTGGCCTAAAGATGATCGCCGCCGCGCCCACGCCGAAGGGTGACGCCAATGTGTGACTACCAAGGCTATGAATTCGGCGCCGGCACATATCCGGATTCAATCTGTATCGACGGGCGGCTGCACGATGCCGACGACAGTCCCGGTCCCGGCCTGGTCAATCTTCAAGAGGAAGATATTCCGTGCCCGATCTGTCGACCTAATGATGCGATCGAGTGGTGGTATGGCTGCTTTGAGGGTACTTGCGCAGTTGGCGACGAGCGCGATTGGGAGACGATCAACGCGGAAAATCGCGCGAACGCCGTCAGCCTCGTCAACGACATTCGAGCTAACCGCGGACTCTCTGCCGCGTCCACGCCCGAGGTGAAGCTGTGAGCGAGCCTCTGAACTACGACCCGAGCGACCCGGACAAGATGCAGCTCCCTGTTGGCACGACCTGCGGTGATTGCGCGCACATCTACCGCTGCAAGGCGATCTTCGGACATGTCGAAACCGACACGTACTGCGATTGGTCGCCTTCCCGGTTCCATCGCAGCGCCGCGCCCACGCCGAGCAAGGAGGGGTGATGTTCGATTTAGTTGAGCAATCAAGCGCCATTTTTTCCGAATGCGGCCTATACCGCTACGAACTTTTCCGCCGCGTCGCGCCGCAAGGTCTTTGCTTTGCGTTCTTCGGGGTCAATCCGTCGAAGGCTGGCGCGACAGTGGAGGATCAAACGACGATGAAATGGCGCGGATTCACTGTGCGCAATGGCGGCGGCTCGTATTACGCCGGCAACCCATTTGCGAGATGCGCCACAGACGTTAGCGAACTCTCTAAGCCGGACATTGACCCGGTTGGGCCGCTGAACTACGAACACTTGGGTAGCATAATCGGTCGCGCTGACATTCTGGTCCCATGCTGGGGTAGTCGCGAGAAGGTAGATAAGCGCCTGCGCTCACATTTCGATGTGCTGCTTGTCAGACTGTTCGCGTCCGGCAAGCCGGTCAAAACGTTCGGCTTCACGAAGTCAGGCGATCCAAAGCATCCGCTAATGCTCGGTTACAACACGCCGCTGATCGACTATCGAGAAATCCGGAGGGCTGCCTGATGCGCAACTACCTCCCCTACCTCTCGCTGCTCTGGTCGCTCGCCTGGTACATCCCGTACAGCCGAACGTCGAAACCGGTCTATGGCGTGCTGTGCCTGCTTGGGTGGGTTATGTTCTTTGGGTGGTGTGGGTGGGTGATTTGGTTGCAAGGGGAATGAAGTGAATCCGCGCGAACCACAAATAAAGGTATACGGACCCGCCGCAGATCATGACCAACGTTGCGCAGTTTTAGGCGGCGAGCCGGCGGTGCTTGATCTGAGTCGAGGCGTATTTGAACCTAGCTGGAAAGCGCAAGGTAAAGGTTGGCATCTTGTCCATGCGAAAACCCTTTTACAGAAGGTTGCGCTTCGTCTATTCGGAATCTATGGCTAAGACCCCCTTGGCGGATCGTCCGCTGGGGTGAACTTTTTGGAGTGAACTATGGATACGATGACTGCTTACGCGATTGGCCGCGCGAATCGCGGCAAGGAAGAAATGGTATTCGATTGGGAGAAGGCCGCGCGAGTCCTCAAGGAGCTAGGCGCGAAGGATGCGAGCGCCGGCCTTGAGGGTGATTGGGAATGGACTGGCGGCGAAATCCTTCGCGACGGTCGGCCAATTCCCGAAGACGACACCTATATCTTCCTTGCCTCGACATGGGCAAAGCCGCAGCTCTTGATCGCTGGCGAATCGATTCCGTGTTTCCGCATGGAGAGCGAAACGCCCGGATGGCATAGCAAGACCTACTGGCTGCCCGAAGCAATGGCAATCCTTGATGCAGCCAACCCAACCTAATCGGCTAGCGGAGTGAGGAAGAGAGAATGAAAACGGCAAAAAGTCTTATCGGCAAGTTGAAGGTGTTGCAGGCAAGAATGGCGAAGGATCGTGACGCCTTGCGCGAACTTCGCGACGAGGCCGAACAAATCTTGGAAGACTGCGACGAGGCAAACGACGATTTGGAGCGCGCCATTGATGCGCTTAGCCGGTTGCAATAAATAGCCAGCGACTGATTGCGGGATAAGACGAGGAACCCATGCACCCATCGAATGAGATCAGCCGCTTGCGGCGTCGCGTGAACAGGGCGCGCAATTTCCCTATTAACACCTGTCCGGCAAGTCGCCATCTGCATTCGATCGCCGATATATTGCTCGACAAAAAACGGAAGTCGCCGATAGAGGGATGCTGGGATGCGGAGCACATGGCAGGCACAATGCTATCGGTGCTCGAATCGTTGTGGAAGGCCAGAACCGAACTTGCGCGATTGAAGGCTGAGACGCAGTGAGCGCCGCTGAGAAGCTACTGAGGGTTGAGCCGTGACTGCGCAACTTATCTCGTTGGAAGATTGGGCCGCGTCCGTCTACGGCGG